TACCTGATTTACCAAATCTTTCTGCTACTACTGTTGAAAAGGGATATACTGTTGAAGAACCAACAATATGTATTTGATCTCTTGCATATGATATAGTTGTCATCAATAACATTATTAAAATTGTGATTATTCTCATTTAGGTTTCCTATGTTTTTCTTTAGAGTTAATTCATTAATATTTAACATACATTTATTAAATGTAATAAAACTTTAATAAGAAAGTCAAGATCCTTATTCTTATAAGTACTTGTGTGCGTCCGTCAGAAACCAGCTAGGTACCAGAGTAGGCAAAATTCAAGTAATGAAAGTAATAGTATTATTAGTAATAGTAATAACAATGTATGGTTGTGGGTTTAAACCAAAGGTATCATGTAAGATAGATGATATAAAAAATATAACAGAAAGTTGTATTGAACAACCTGAATTTGCAATATCTAAAGAATTTTAATTATTTACTTACGCCAGTTGTTATTATTCTGACTGGCCGAAGTAACCTCCAGAATTTATCTAGTGCTTTTAATTCACTAGTATTCTCGGTAGTTGGGTGTGTTTCTAATTTTTTATTCTTACTAACACAACTTACACATAACATTGATATAAGAATTAGTAATAGTATTTTATTCTGTATCATCGCCATAACTTAATTTTATTTCTGGATCTGCGTTTAAACCGTATGTTCCAAAGGTCTGACTTTCATAAGTATGATCGCCATAATCTCTTTCAATTATCATATCAATATAATGTTTTGCTTTTTCAAGGTCTTGTTTTCCACCTTTGTTATTATGCCTGCAAATATATTTAATTGCATTGCCCTCGGCAAATAGCATTTTGTTCTTATTTACAAATTCAGATGGTTGTATCGCCATATCTTTATAGTGATTGCCACCTACTTGCTTATCATATGAACTCATTTTCCTCCTTTAGTGTAATGTTTCATCTTTAAATTTTTTAATATCATCATAACTATTGGTTATAGATTCTGTCATTTTTTGATAACCTTCATCATCTAATACTGTTTTATAAATTCTTAATCCTATTGTGACTAGTGTGGCAGCAATCATTTGCCAATTAAACTTTAGTCCCATTATAATTACATACCTATATAGGTCGTCAAATGCCTCTTGTAATTTTATATCGTCTTCTTTATTTGACACTTCTTTTATGACTTTCTATATTGTTTACAAATACTCTAATTAATCTTGAAACATCTACCTCTTCTGATTTAAGAGTTTTAGGATGTGTAAAATAAACTTTACATTCATTAACTTTTAATATTGCTTTATTTTTATCTACAACAACAGCGTCATCTGTATGTTTTCTCCAATCGTGAGAACTATATCCCAATACATCTTGACTCATTATTTTTCCTTTCTAATAATCTTACTATTGGTTTTTGTTTTGAAGTAAAACCTGTTTCTTTATATCTCTTAATCTTATTTTGAATATAACTAGGTTCTATATTTAATAATTTGCAATAGTAATTAAATTGAGGATCATTACCCATAATCCAATTGATTGCTTCTACTTTATGTTTTATATCTTGTTTATTATCACCTACATACTTGGCGTCTTCAACTGCCTGTGTAAGTATTGCTGTAATAAATCCTTCTTCACCTTTTAACATTATTTACCTAACTCTCTTTCTGCTTCTAAATTTAAAGCGATATCAACATCTGAATCTTCTTTTAAACTAATCTTTGTAAGTTGATGTGGTTCATCTTCATCAGCATAAGTATCAATATGAATATCTTGTGCCTCAATCGCCTCTTCTAAAGTTTGATTGTAAGTATCAGTATCATATTTTACTTTACCCATAAATTTAGTTGTATCTGATTCAACATAGTTAGCGTCAACCATATATGTTTCAACGCCATCTGTAGCGTCAACTACATCTTTATTGATAGCACTATGTTTAAGTCCACCATGATCTAAAAATTTCTGGTCCGCTTCATCTTTGTTATTTGCTAATACATCTTGTTCAACAACAAGAGTGTAATAAGTTTTCTTTCTGTATAGGTTTTTACCTACGTCATCTTTAAATGTATATACTTCTGTTAGATTACTCATTTTGCCTCCTTATATAATTCTTGTGAATACAAAGCAAGCATGAACATAGTAGCACCTAACAATGCCATCACACCACCTTGTAACCATTTATCAATCTCTATTGCACCGACAGCGCCAACCATCATCAATGTACCAATAACAGTATTACCGATAGTTAAATATTCTAAAAATTTTTTCATTATTGTGATCTCCCAGCAGCATTTGCTTTTTTCCAATAGTCTTCTTTCGCATAAAATAAGACTTCATCAACATTGTTTTCATCAATATCGATTAAATTAACATTTTCAACATTTTTTAATTTAAATTTAGCAGTTGTAAAGTCAATTTTGGATTTTACATAATCATCTATAATTAAATCAGCAGATTTTTCTGCCTCGTTCATATAATATTGTTTTACTTTTGACATAATGTTTTCTCCTTCGTGTTATTTTTCATAATATACGATAATAATATCACATTTTTTGACATTTGTATAGTGTACAAAGTGTCGCAGGCGATAAAATTATTGTTTTTATGTGTTTTTTTCATAATATACTCTTATCATATAGGAAAAACCCTTATTTGTCAAGAAAAAAGAGAGCAAAATACGAAAAAATTGGGAAAAAAATCATTTGTTCTTGTTTTGTTCTCATTTTTTTAGGATTTAGCGGCAGAATCCTAGGAATTCTGCCGTGCGTCCCGAGCAGTTCCGTCTCCATCACTACTCTAACTCTTATTATATCATTTTTTAACGTTTCCGTCAAGCACTTATAAATAGTTATTATTAAATTTAAAGGAAAAAAACTATGTACGAGTATAAATGCAAAATTGTAAAAATAGTTGACGGTGATACCGTTGATATTGACTTGGATTTGGGTTTTGGCGTTTGGCTTAGAGATGAAAGAGTCCGAATAATGGGCATTGACACTCCTGAAAGTAGAACATCCGACAAAATCGAAAAAATATTTGGTTTAGCAGCAAAAGATAGATTAAATTCGCTATTAGGCGGTGAAGCAATCTTATTATCACAGATAACAAAGGGTGGTGAGAATATGAAAGGTAAATTTGGTCGTATTCTTGGTAACTTCAAAACAATAGACGGCAAAGATGTTGCTGAAACATTGATGAATGAAGGACACGCTGTTGCTTATAGTGGTGGTGACAAAGATAATGTTCAAATGCAACATTTCGCAAATAGACAAAAACTAATTGATGAAGGAAAGATTCCTACACCAGAAGGTATGTCTAAAACTAAAAATGCTTACAACGAATTTAAGGCAACTAAACCACCAGCAAAGAAAAAAAGAAAAAAAAAGTAATATAGGAGGAACCTCCAATGAATTATTTTAAAAAGATAATTGATTGGGTTTGTACACCATATGAACCTAAATTTAAACCTAAAAAAGTTTATAAGATAAAAGGTAAAACATATTATTTAAGAAAACGAAAAAAAAGAAAATGATTGGTGAATATACTGTTAAAATAGGTAATGAAATTTTTGAATACACAAATGCAAATGACATTCCTGAAAAGTTTGATCATTTAATTAAGTTTGTGCCGACAGAACCACCTGAACCACACACTCAGGAAGATCACGACTATATTAACACTTTTCCTGAAAAGTTTAAAGAGGTAGCAAAAAGAGGAATAAAGGATAACGAGTAATGGGTAAAGCTGTATGTAGAATTGGAGATGCTGATGTGACTCATTGTAGTGGTATGACAAGAGCACAAGGATCAACAAATGTGTTTGTCAATGGTATAGGTGTTTCAAGACAAGGCGATCTTAATACCCCTCATCTTTTACCACCTTTAATACCACCTTGTCCTGGTCACTCTGCTGGTATCGCTACAGGATCATTAAAGGTAAAAGTTAATGGTAAAGGTATCGGAAGAGTTACCGATTCTATATCAGGATGTACTTCTGTGGCTCAAGGATCAACAAATGTATTTGCAGGATAGTAGTATAAATAGTATTAGGAGAGATTAAATGGCAAGTTATGACGCTGGTACACTAACAAATCAAAGTAAAAGAAGTGCAAGAATCTATAAAGATTTGAATTTAGATTTTCAACAAAATTCTGCTACCAAAGATATTCAAAAAATTACAGATGTCGAAGCGGTAAAAAGAAGTGTGCGAAATCTTATTAATACTAATCATTATGAAAAACCTTTTAGACCTGAAGTCGGATCAAATTTAAGGGCAATGTTATTTGAGTTAATTAGTCCTCAAATGAATCATGCGATTAGTAAAGAAATTGATTTGTTAATTAGAAATTATGAACCAAGATGTAGATTAGTTGAAGTTAATTCTCAACCATCAATAGAAAGAAATGCCTATGAGGTAACAATATCTTTTTATGTAATCAATCATCCTGAACCAGTAACCGTAGAAACATTTTTAGAAAGATTAAGATAATATGGCAACTAAATTAGAAATATCACAATTAGACTTTGACGGAATCAAAGATAATCTTAAAACATTTTTATCACAACAAGACGAGTTTACAGATTATGATTTTGAAGGTTCTGGAATGAATATTTTATTAGATGTTCTTGCTTACAATACACACTATTTAGGATTTAATGCTAATATGTTAGCAAATGAAATGTATCTTGATAGTGCCGATCAAAGATCAAGTGTTGTATCATTAGCAAAACAAGTTGGGTACACACCAAAAAGTGCCTCATCTTCAACAGCAAGAATTGATGTTGTTGTAAATAACGGAAGTGGTGCTTCTATTACAATGTCAAGAGGAACAAAATTTACAACTACGGTTGACGGAACAAATTATTCTTTTGTAAATAATGATGATGTAAGTATTACACCTGTTGATGGTGTTTACAAATTTTCTAATTTAGATATTTACGAAGGTACATATTTAAATTACAAATACACAGCAAACACTTCTGATACAGATCAAAGATTTATTATACCAAATGATAATGTTGATACAACAACTTTAACTGTTAAAGTTCAAACATCATCTTCTGACTCTACAACAAATACATATTCATTGGCGTCTGGTATCACAGCATTAGATTCTACATCTAAAGTTTATTTTTTACAAGAAGTTGAAAACGGAAGATTTGAAGTTTACTTTGGTGACGGAGTTTTAGGACAAGCAATTGCTGATGGTAATATTGTCATACTAGATTATATAACTTGTAATCTTGATGAACCAAATGGTGCCACTACATTTACATTATCAGGAACGGTTGGCGGTTTTGCAAATGTCACAATCACGACTGTTGGTAATGCTGCTAATGGTAGTGCTCCTGAAACAATTAAATCAATCAAGTACAATGCACCGAGAGATTATACATCACAAGATAGAGCAGTCACAGCAGAAGACTATAAAGTTCTTGTAAAAAGTTTATATGCAAATGCTCAATCAGTTCAAGTTTACGGTGGTGAAGACGCTGCTACTCCTGATTATGGAAAAGTTTATATTTCTATCAAAGCAAAATCAGGTTCTAATTTAACAGAAGTCACTAAAACAAGTTTAGTACAAAGTCTTAAATCATATGCTGTTGCTTCGGTAACACCTGTGATTATTGATCCTGAAACAACTTTTATAACTTTAACTACAACATTTAAATATGACTCTAGTGCTACTACTAAAGATACATCAACACTTCAAACAAATGTATTAAATGCAATATCAAGTTATAACACAAACACATTAGAAAATTTTACAGGTATGTTTAGATATTCAGAAGTATTAAAAACAATTGATGACGCTGACACATCAATATTATCAAATATTACTAAAGTTAAAATGTACAAATACATTACACCAACTTTAAATTCAGCATTAAAATATACTTTATCATTTAACAATGCATTTTACAATCCACACAGCGAACATAATAAATCAGCAGGTGGTATTGTTTCATCAACAGGATTTAAAATCAATGATGACAGTTCTACTA